AAACTATTACACACCTCGTTCCACAAGCACGGCTGGCACTGGTGAAACATCTAATGTTGATAACCGTTTCCAAACCATTACTATTAGCTCAACTACTGGTGTGGTAGCTGGTGATGCGTTTACGATTGCAGGTGTTAACGCAGCTCATCACATTACCAAAGGTGATACTGGCCAGTTAAAAACATTCCGTGTTATCTCTGTTCCAAGCTCCACTACGTTGGTTATTAGCCCTCCGATTATTTCAAACCAAGGGGCAACTGATGCTGAGGCTCAATATAAAAACGTTGTTGTGACTCCAAGCGCAACAGCTGCGATTGTGTTCTTAAATACCGTAGCAGCTAACATCAACTGCTTCTGGCAAAAAGATGCTATTGAAATTCTGCCAGGTCGTTATGCTGTTCCGAGTGATGCAGGTGCAGGTATTATGCGCGCAACAACCGACCAAGGCATCGAGTTGGTTATGCAAAAACAATACGACATCAACACAATGAAGACAAAATATCGTCTTGACTGCTTGTTTGGTGTTGTGAATAAGCAGCCTGAAATGTCGGGTATTATTTTGTTTAGCCAAACCTAACTAAATAATGGGGCGTAACTGCCCCATTTTGGAGGAAATCATGCAAGAATATCCGACAATTGTTTATAAAGATGGTGGCAATTACCAGCGTAACGGCGGCACTTATGACTTTATTGGCATAGTTGACAGCAAACAATTGTCGAGTGCTTTGGCAGAGGGTTGGAGCTTAACGTTAGAAGAAGCAATTAACCCTACTCCTAAAAAACGCAACAAGTTGAGTAAGCGCGATGGGTTGGACTAAACAACAGTTTGTTGATGCGGCTTTTGATGAGATTGGCCTTGCATCATATATGTTTGACTTGCAGCCTGAGCAATTACAGATTGCATTGCAAAAGCTTGATTCGATGATGGCGGCTTGGAATGCAAAAGGTATTCGCATTGGCTACCCAATTCCGACAAACGCACTTGATAGCTCATTAAGTGATGAATCAAACGTACCCGATAGCGCAAACGAGGCTATATTTTTAAACCTAGCCATTCGTTTAGCCCCAAGTTATGGTAAACAATTACTACTAGAAACCAAGCAAAACGCAAAGTCTAGTTATGATACTTTACTAGCTAGGGCTGCTATGCCGAATGAGATGCAGTTAGGTGTAATGCCTAGTGGCGCAGGGAATAGACGATACCACGAAGAAAGACCATTTTTACCGCCACCTGTTGACAGATTACAGGCTGGTGAAGATACAACCATTGATTTTTATTAGGTGATGACATGACCGAGATTAACAGATTATCAGCGGCCTCTAGCCTATCAAATGCCGACCAAGTACCCATTTGGCAATCCGATAACGGAGATGCGCGTAAAAGTTCATTATCTTTATTAAAAGAATTTATCAATGCGGATATTACCGCATCGGATGATAAAGTCACTCAGTACGCATCGCCAAGCGCGACAGGTTTTAGCGTAACACTTACAGATAATAGATATAGTAAATGGCTCATCTTAACCCCTACCGATGGATTTGCAGCAGGGACTATCGTGCTACCGTCTTATGCCAATTGTGCAGACCGACAAGAGATTTTGGTCAATAGTACGCAGGCTGTGACCACGTTGACGATTACGCCTAATGGTTCTACTGTGACAGGCGCGCCAACGACATTGGCAGCCAATTCCTTTTTTAGATTACGCTTTGATGCTGTTAATTCAACATGGTATCGGGTGGGCTAAATGCAAATACCCATTCTAAATGGCATATACACTAATAATACCCCTGATTTTCGGACTTCATATCCGAGAAACCTTATACCCGTGCCGAAACAACAAGGCATCTCTAACGGCTATCTAAAGCCTGCTGAGGGGATTGTGTCGTGGGGCACTGGTACAGGGATTGATAGAGGTGGTATTAATTGGAATGGTGTGTGCTATCGGGTAATGGGTGATGACCTTGTTATGGTTGATGCGGGTGGTTATGTTTCATCGCTTGGCAAAGTGCACGGTACAGGTCAAGTTATATTTGATTACTCGTTTGATTATTTGGCTGTAATGTCAGGTGGTAAACTGTTTTTATATAATGGTACGACACTAGCACAGATAACAGACCCAGATTTAGGAATTGTGATAGATTTTATTTGGATTGATGGTTATTTTTTGACGACTGACGGTGTTAACTTGGTTGTGACTGAATTAACGAACCCTTTCGCTGTTAATCCATTAAAATACGGATCAAGCGAAACAGACCCAGACCCAATAAATGCAATTGTAAAAATCAGAAATGAGGCTTATGTAATCAATCGCCATACTATCGAAGTTTTTGATAATGTTGGCGGTGACTTTTTCCCGTTTGGCCGTGTTGAAGGCGCGCAAATACAAAAAGGAAGTCTTGGGACTCATTGCTGCTGTGTATTTTTGGATTCTGTCGCATTTGTCGGAAGTGGGAGAAATGAACAGGTTGCTATTTATATCGCGTCCAGTGGAAATGCTGTAAAAATATCAACACGAGAAATCGATTTAATATTAGCAGAGTTTACGGAGTCGCAACTTGCAAACGTTGTTTTAGAGTCTCGTGTTTATAATGGTCATGAGCATTTATGGATTAGATTGCCTGATAGAACTGTCGTATTTGATGCTAGTGCAAGTAAAGAATTGGGCGAGCAAGTTTGGTTCACACTGACATCGAGCTTAATTGGAAATGATCAATATCGCGCACAAAATCTTGTTTATTGCTATAACAAATGGCTAGTAGGCGACCCGCAATCAAACAATCACGGCTACTTATCAGATGATGATTATCGTCATTGGGGCGAGTTAGTTGGTTGGGATTTTGGCACTATCATTGTTTATAACGATGGTCGTGGAGCAATATTCAAAACACTAGAGCTAATGTGTTTATCTGGTCGTGCCGAGCTTGGAGCAGACCCTTCAGTCTGGACGCAATACTCACTTGATGGTGTCGAGTGGAGTCAAGAAAAATCCATCAAAGCTGGAAAGCAAGGGCATCGAGCAAAACGTTTAGTGTGGTTTCAGTGCGGCACGATGCAGAATTGGCGCATTCAGCGATTTAGAGGGACAAGCGATAGCAAGCTTGTTATTGCTAGACTAGAGGCAGAACTTGAGGAGTTGCTTGTATGAGTGATCCAAAGCCACTGACTAGAAATGAGTTAGCAGAGTTCTTGCCAAGCCAACGAGCAATTAAGGCTTTCGAGAAGTTATTCGACTTAATTCCGTCATCACTTGATACTTTTACTGCTGCTATAGCGGCGTTAGTGGCGCGTGTTCTTGCGTTAGAAACTAACAAAATATATTACGGGCAAACAACCGTCGATTGTGGTGCAATTGGTACGTTTAATAGCATCACAAGTCAGTTTGTCAGCGTGCCTACATTGCCCACTGGCGCAAAAGTCAACGCAACGATTCGTGGTGTTGCGACTGCTGACCACACGATTGACGAAATCGTAAACGACAACATCGACGTGAGAGTTAGCGGCATAACGGCGGCAAGTGGTTTTACATTAAATGTATTGTGTCTGAACGGCTCAATATACGGCGACTACATAATAGATTGGAGTTATTCGAATGGCAATTGAACTAAAAAGCGGTGCGGGTGCAGACATTGCCACGATTGACCCTGTTAGTAAGGCGGTACGGGTAACGCTGTATAATGCTGCGGGTGTTGCACAAACAGAAACATCGATAAATAGCGATAGTTTAGGCGAAACTAGCACTGTCAACACAACAGTGTCACCACTTAACGCGGGCGCAACATTCACAGGCGCAGCGGAGCAAAATCAATTCCCCGATATTTATGTGTCGTGTATTACTGACCAAGCTGGCAAATTGTATTTTGACTTTAGTAATGACGGCACAAATTGGAATGTGTTTCCGCCTGCTGGCTTTGACCTTGCGGCAGGCGTACACGAAGCGCACAAGGCGTTAAAAGCAGGGCGTTATTTTAGAATTAGAGTGACTAACACAAGTGGCTCTAATCAGACTTATTTGCGCGCTTATACTTATTTTGGTAGTTTTGACCAATTAACTAGTCCTTTAAACTTTGCGCCCAATAACGACACGGACGCGATTACAACAAAAAGCGTATTAGTTGGTGAAAC